ACAAGGTGGTTACGAACAATAATAATTAAAAAAAGCTTGTTTTATTCAAATAAATGTTATATATTGTAATACGATGTATTGTATTATACCCATATTTAAAGAACCATTCTTACATCCATTACATAAAAATAATGGATTATCAGCACTATGGTGTCAAGAAATATCTAAAAAAGAACCAATGTTTATCATAGAACAACATCCTGATTCAGATAAAATGATGGAAGATTATTATTGGTTAAATGATGAATTAATTCAAACACCTGATAAAAAATTATTAAATCATTTTTATAAATTTGATAATGTTATAGATATGAACTTCTTACATTGGATAGATACAGGTAAACCATTTGACAATAATATTCGTAATAATGCAATAGATTTCTTGAGTAATAAGTTCTACAATGTTAAAAAACTTAACGAAATCATACCATTATCTAAACATAATGAGTATTGTAGTGATGTTTATAAGAGTATGGTTAGACCATATGTTGGTGGAACTGATGATTATTATATGAATGAATTTACAGAAGCCTTTTGGAGTATTGAAAAAAATGGTGTAAAGGTATCCAATGATGTATGTGATATATTTGATATGAGAGTAAAAAAACATATATCAGATGGAAAACTATATTCAAACTATAATCTATGGACAACAACAGGTCGTCCAAGTAATTCATTTGGTTCTGTGAACTTTGCAGCTCTACCACCTGAGAAAAGAAAAGCTATAGTTGCTGAAAATGATTATTTAGTTGAAATGGATTATGATGCATATCATTTGAGAATAATTTCACAATTGGTTAAATATGATTTTGGTAAAGATTCAGTTCACGAACATTTGGCTAAACACTATGGTTGTTCATATGAGGAGTCAAAACAACGAAGTTTCCAATTATTATATGGTGGAATTGATAAACAAACACGAGAAAAAGTACCATTTTTTGATTTAACACATAAATTTATAAATAATAAATGGAATGAAATAAATAAGAATAAATACATTTTAACTGATATTTATAGACGAAGAATAGTATTAGAAAATTATGATGATTTGAATAAGAATAAATTGTTTAATTATTTAATTCAAGCATTAGAAACAGAATTGAATGTTAAGAAGATTTTATTAATTCAAGACTATTTATTAGATAAGAAGACTAAATTGGTTTTATACGGATATGATAGTTTCTTATTTGATTTTTCAAAACAAGATGGAGTTGAAACTTTGAAAGAAATCAAAAGAATATTAGAAGTTAAAACTGATGTACCAGGTGATACAGAACCTTATTTTTACACTAAATCAAAAATGGGTTTAAACTATGGTGAAATGCAAGACATTACAAAGAGGTTATAAATGACACATATTTCAGAAATCATTGAAGACATATTAGTAGAATGGGCATATCGTGTTCACGATGGAATGCCTAATCCAAAAAACACAACACATATTCAACAACTTCGTGAATCAATGGAAGAATTGAATTTACCAAATAAAGTTATATACGAAGTTATTCAGAATTTAATCAATGAAGAACAGATATTTTATGCTCGTTCTAAAGAAAGTGGAAGAATCGTTCAATATAAAAACAAAGATAATTATGAAAAAGGTATTGAAGATGGTTCACACGAAAAAGTAGACCAAGATGATGCTAAACAAGAATTTGAAAAACAAGGTGGTGAAGAAAAACCTAAAACTGAACCTAAGAAAACAAAAATATCAAAAGATGGTAAGTTAACTAAAAAAGGTGATGATGAAGAAAAACAAGAACCGTCACCAAAAAAACTTACAATAGGCAAAGTAGCTGGTAATCCAAAAGAAGGTGATAATCAAGTAAAAAATGATATGTTGAAACATGGTTATGGTGGATATGAAAAAGCTATAGGTTCTAAACCAGCGCCGGGTGGTGCAGGTTCTGCATTTAATGAAATAGTTTCTGGTGAGGGTGTTCATATGTTAGATGAAAATCCTGATATGTCTGAAGAAGAACTAGCGATGGAATTTTATGAACAAACAAAGGATACAACTTTAGGTAAAGAACAAAAGTTAACTACTGGTCTTGGTAAATTACCTGATGTAGAAAATAAAGAATTAATGTCTAAATGTATAGTGTCAGCTAGGTCTGCTAAAAAGAAACACGAAAGAACTCAGAAAAGAGTTTCTCATTTACAAGAACAAGGTAAAATGGGTGAAGTTGATAAAATGGAAACATACTATGGTGCTGTTAAATCATTAGAAGCTCAAGTAGAATCAATCAATAAAGCTAATAAAGTTTTCTTACCAGATGGAACTGAAGTCACAAAAGAAGATGCTATAGCGTTTACAAAAGCTGGTGGTGGTGGAGAAAATCCATCCGATACTGCAACATTTGTTAAAGATAAAGATGGTAATCTTTTAGTACAATTCCATTCAGACAAAACTACAACAAAAGACATTCAAGATAACTCTACACTAGTGCAAGAGGGTGAAAATTATAAAAATAGTATAGACAATAATGATAGTTTAACTTCTGAACAAAAGGAAATAACTAAAAGAGTAGTGGATGATTATTCAAATCAAATTATTGAAATTGAAGAAAATTATAACAATCAAGCTACACCAATAGCTCAACGATTAGAATCATTACCAATTGAAGACCAAGTTAGAATTATAGAAAATGACAAAGGAACATTAAAGAAAAATATTGATGAAGCTTTATTTGGTAAAGGTGGTGGATTGAAGTCACAATATGAAAGATATTTAGAGGGTAGAGATGCGAAAGATTTAAACACACAAGAAAAATATGAAATCATAAGAAAGCATGTAGCTTCTGCGCAAGGTAAAACCAATGATGTTAAAGTTATAAATAAAGTAGGATTACAATTACAAAAAGAAGATTCAAGTATAGAAGGTATTGATGTAAAGAAAAATTTATCAGAAGAACGAGAAAAAGTTGTAAATTTACAAAGAGAAAGAGTTAATCAATTAAATAAAGAAACAGTAGATGTTGATGGGGTTGAAGTTGGAGTTGGAACTTTAATGGAAGCAGAGGAAAACATTAGAGGTTTTCACTTAACATTGATGGATTATCCACCTAAAGGATATGAAGAAGGTAAACCAGGTAGTATGGTTGGTTCTGCTTTGGATGTCAATATGGGTGGAAATATTGTTAATGGTGAAGTATTGAGAGGTTGTATAGGTGTAAAGAATACTACAGAATTTAAACAAAAGTTTAGGTTAGAAGAGTCTGAAAAAATAACAAAAGACGCTCAAGGTAATGTTACTGGTAAAGTAGTTTTTACATATGCTGTAGATTCGGAGGGTAAGAAAAAAGAAATAGGATATAAAACATATCGTTCTAAAGCAGGTGCTACTGGTAAAACAAATAATACAATGGCATATAGTAAAGATATGCAAGATTGTTTTAAGAGTAAGAGTTAATTATGAAATCTCAACTACTAGCAACATTCACAATAAAAGATAATCTTGATGAAATTGTCAAGAAAATAACTGATGCATATAGTATTGTGTTTAATAAAGTATATGTGTTACAAAATGAAAATAATGTGAATGAATTAATCTGCACATACAATGTAAGTACAGAAGGTGGTGTGGATTATAATAAAGTAGAGGGAACGATTTCACTACATAGAAAAAAACATTCAAATACATTATATACAATAAATGCATTGAATGAATGTATCAAGAATTTAAACAATGGTGTTATGGATAATAAATTTATGATACCATGGGAAAACTTTAAGAATATGTTAATGGTAACAAATTCCGATGGGTTAAATAAAATAAATACAAGGATTTATAAAATAATTGAAATAAATGCTTGACTTATATGCGAAATGTTTCGTATATTATAATTAAAACAATGGAGAAAATAGGTTATGGCTAAAAAAGAATCTACCTTATATTACTTTTATTCAGTTGGGTGTGGGTATTGTAAACAATTAGACCCAATCATTGATGAATTAAACAAAGAGGGACACAATATATTAAGACTGGATTTATCGGATAAAGATAATCAAGGATTAAAAAATGAACTTTCAAAAGAATACAATAAACAATGCGGAACACCGTGGTTAATTGATGCTAGTAATGGTAACCAAGTATGTGGTTATAGAGAAAAAGACATCATAGAAAAATGGGTTAATGGAGAGGATATTCCAGCTCCACCAAGACCAAATGGAGTACCACCAAGACCACCATTTATGAATGCGAAGAAAAAAGAAGTTACAAAATGGAAAAAAGACTACAATAAATGGTTAAAAGATAATGAACATCTTCCTGAAGATAGAAGAAAAACAGCTGATGAAATTCTTGAAATGCCAAGACCAAAATCAGAACCTCCTAAACCACCTAATGTAAATTCAACAGATGAAGAGTTGGAAAAGTGGAGTAAGGAATATACTAAATGGAAAGATGAAAATGAACATCTTCCTAATTTACAACCTGTTGAAGTTGTGTTGAAAAACTTTAAACAAAGACAACAACAAATGCAACAAAGACAAACACCACAAGAAAAAGATATATCAACAAAACTTATAAAAAGAGTTGATTCATTAGAGAAAAAAATGGATAAATTGATGAAACATTTAGGGGTTAAGTGAAGAAATTTAAATTCAAACCAAAGGTTACAAAAAACAGAGAAGCAACAAAAGAAGAGTTAGAATGTATTAAAGAAACCGAAGAGATGTTGAACGAAGAAAAGAAACTTCCACCAACATCTCAAATGGTTCGTAATATAGCTACCGACCACTGGAAGTCTCTCAAGTCTTGGTTGAAAGGTTCTCAAGTTATAGCTCCTCAAGAAATAGCTGAAAAGAGATGGGAAATCTGTAAAGGTTGTCCATACCTCAAATACGATGAAACCAATCCAGATACAAATAAAAAAGATGGTAGATGTACACATTGTGGTTGTTTTATGAATGTAAAGGTACATTATGCTGTTGCTGAATGCCCAATAGGTAAATGGGATGCTAGTTGTAAATGCAATCCAAATAAAGAATGTGATTAAAAAAAAAATAAAAAAAAGCTTGACTTATATTGCATTTTTGATATATATTATAGAGATAGAATTAAATAGGTTATATGGTTTCATTAAAAAACCATAACTAATAAACGATAAACGATAAAACACATAGGAGAAATACAAATGGATATAGATGCAATCAAATCCAAACTCGCAACATTACAATCAACTTCAAATACAAAAGATAACTTTTGGAAGCCTGAACCAGGTACACAGGTTGTGCGTATTGTTCCTTACAAACATAATAAAGATAATCCTTTCATTGAATTATACTTTCATTATAACTTAGGTAATAATAAAACTTACCTATCACCAATGTCATTTGGTCGTCCAGACCCAGTGGCAGAATTTGCTGACAAACTAAAATCAACAGGTAATAAAGACGAATGGATTCAAGGTAAAAGACTTGAACCTAAAATGAGAACTTTTGCACCTGTGATTGTTCGTGGTAAAGAATCTGAAGGTGTTAAATTTTGGGGATTCGGTAAAACTGTATATCAAGAACTTCTTGGTGTAATTGCTGATCCTGATTATGGTGACATCACAGATGCTACTAATGGTAGAGATATTGGTATTGAAAGACAGACTCCTGCTGAGGCTGGAAATCAATATGGTAAAACTACTGTAAGAGTTAAACCTAATCAGACAACGATTACTGATGATGCTGAGATGTTAAAAGGTATCTTTGAAAATCAATCTGATTTAACAGAACTTTACAATGAACCAACTTATGATGAGTTGAAAGATGTTCTTCAAAACTTTCTGAACCCATCAGATGACGCAGAAACAAGTGCTCCAACGAACACTACTGAAAAGGTTGCAGAACAAACTGCGACAGCTGCTAAAACTGATGTTGCAGACGCATTTGATAACTTGTTCAATACTTAATCAATAACAACAAATTGTAATGAGTGGGATGAAATTCACATATGAAACTTCTCACATGAATACAAGTATTCATAGCATCACTCTCTCACTCTTTACATAATAGGAGAACAATATGTCAGAAAAAGACGAATTGGCTGGGATAATTGCCGATGAACTGAATAAACAATTCAAACATCAAAAGGTTGCTTACTTCCTTGAAGAAGGTGGTAATCCTACTGATGTGACGGGTTGGATTTCAACTGGTTCAACTATGTTAGATTTAGCAATTGCTAATAAACCAAATGGTGGTGTTGCCGTAGGTAAAATCACCGAGTTAAATGGTTTAGAAGGTAGTGGTAAATCTCTAATAGGTTCTCATCTATTGGCTTCAACACAAAAACAAGATGGTATCGCAGTTTACATTGATACAGAATCAGCAGTATCTCAAGAATACTTGAGGGCTATTGGTATTGATACAAGTAAAATGTTATATGTACATCTTGAAACTTGTGAAGAAATATTTGATACTATTGAAACAATTGTTACCAAAATCAGAGAATCAAACAAAGATAAGTTAGTTACAATCTTAGTTGATTCATTAGCAGCTGCTTCTACTAAACAAGAAATGGATGCTGACTTTGATAAAGATGGTTGGGCAACAGCCAAAGCAATCATCATATCAAAAGCTATGAGAAAA